TTAGATACCATTTGAGTGCCACTATATCTTCTTAACATAGACCTCATATCTGATTCTGTAATCATATGAGCAGGTTTCTTCATAAAGAAAGTGCCTGATAGTATCTTGTTTAATCCTTTTTTAAGATGTTCTTCATCATCCCATATCTCCATAGGCGTTTTCATTTTACCACACTTAATACCCCATGCGTGTTCCATATAAGACCATGCAAGATTTAGGCCGTGTGCTGATTGACCTATGATTTTATTTTTTCTATCAATAAGTGTGTCTCGTCTAAAGTTTACTAACTGATTAAATATCTCATCACGCCATTTTTGATTTGTAGGGTAATATGGAAAACCTTTATCTTTCCACTCATCATGTATTTGTTGTAAATTATCTGTCATATAAGTAAACATCTCCTGGTAGTGTGCCTTTTGCCCATGTGGTAGAACCAACTAGTTTCATATCATTTTTAACATAGAATTTTTTTGCTATTTCGTTATCACTACGAACACTTAAATAAACTCGTCTTGGTTTTACAAACTCAAAAAACTTTTGTAGTGCCTGACTTGCTGAACCATTTTGATATTTAGCAGCGATTTGATGTAAAATACAATCGCCTTGTTGAGCAATTATATCACCTATTCTTTGTTTTCTTTTATAAAAATTATATGTAATAACAACATCATTATCATATACAAGATTATTCTTCGCAATCATACGTTTCATATAATCAGTTCTTATATGTGGAAACCATTTCTTATGTTGATAAAAGATTTCTTTTACCGCTTCAAAGTCTGTTTCTTTGGCATGATTCATAGATGTATTATATCATAGTTAATTAAGAAAGTAAAGCCCTCATTTTTTCATTAGAGTAGCAATCAGCAACTAGGTGTATTCTATCAATATTGCTAGTATTTCTTACGGCGTGTGCTTTAGTAACATCGGTATAATAATAGTGTCCAGTTTTTAAATTGTATTCTGTGCCATCTTTATCTTTTGTACTTTCATATAAAGTAAATACCACATTGTCATTCGTTCTAATTGGCATATGGATTCGAATAATATCACCATCATCAAAACCAATATCTTTATCTATCTTGTCTGTATGTTTACCAATAACTTTACCTGCTTCTAGTCTCATAAATCTAACCCTCTCAAACTCACATGGTAAATTATCAAGCATATCTAAAATAGGTGTCATGATACTACTTTCTTTTAAAGATGTCCATTGTAGTTTTTCTTCAGTTTTTACTGAACTCTTTAGTACACCAGGTTTTAATATATCTAAAGGGTCTGGTCCATATCCATGTAGTGATATAGCATCCCATCCTGTTTTGACATATTTTGTTTTTACTTTTTTAAAATTCATATTATCAAGATTTGCGGCCACACTATTAAGTATTGAAGTGTCTTTATATGCCTCTAGTGATAATTCTTTCATTATAGGTCTAGTCATTTTATTCCTTTCCGTTTATTCGCCAAGTATCATCTTTTGGTACCCAATTATTTGGTGCTTCTTGATACTCACCTTCCTTTACCCTACTCCACATTTCATCAAAAGATGATTGTAAAGATAGACCTGTTCTGGTTTCTATTTCTTCAATAGCGTTTCTTAACAATTCTCTATTGTATTCTTTCTTTCTTTGAAAGTCGTAATATTCTTTTAACTTTTCATATTCTACTGGATCAATTGCCATTAGTGTACCGACCATTGATACTCAAAATTTTGTGTTGTAGAATTTATACTAATTAATTTAGCACCATTTTTCATGTGAAAGTGCGTGGCCATAGGTGTTAGTGGCGATAAAGTTATTAGTCTTTTTATGTATGGTTTTTCTTTTACAAACTCTAATAACTTAGTTATTATTTCTCTACCTGCACCTCGTTTTCGTGACCATACTGTATATGCTACAGCAATTTTACCACATTGATTATCTTGACAAGCAACTTGGCTCATATAATCTAATTCTTTAACAGTAGTAGGAACTTCGTTAGTATATGCAACACAAACAATTGCTTCAATGTTATTTTCATAACTAAGACCATATATTTTTCTTTCAGCAAATAAGCGCCAATTTAAATCTAATTCTGGTCTTACTGGATCCTCTGATACATCTATGTTAGTTAATTCAACTAGCTCTGTACCTTTAACCCACTTAAAAAAGTTATCAATTTTATTCTGAAATATTTTCATCTTTTGTTGCCACTTCATGTCTTAATCTTTGTTGTTGTGCTCTAATGGTTTGTTTAATTAATTTAGATTGTGCTTTTTTACCTCTTTCTAATTTCATTTTACTTACTAGGTCGGTAAACACATATCCATTCATATGTTCGTTTTCATGTTGAAATATCCTTGCTGACATACCATGTAGATATTCGTCAATCGTTTCACCGTTCTCATCTGTATATTTTACATTTACCCATTTAGGTCTTTTGATTGATAAGAATAAGAAAGGATAGGATAAACAACCTTCTTTCATTAATACTGTTTCAGGACTTACATCATTAATTAATGGATTAAAACAGTTTCTTACTTTACCATCTTCTATCTGTGGGTGCCCACCCATAACAAACATACGAAATGGTAAACCAACTTGATTACAAGATAATCCTATACCACCATATTTAACCATACTGTTATACATTTTTTTAGATAAATCTTTTCTATCTTCTATTTTAAACTCTTTTAACATATCATCTGTATATGGTGCTATTCTCATTAATAATCTAGGGTCAGTAGGTGGTATTAGTGGATATGTATTAGGGTCTTTCTTTTTTAGGTATTCATGCATATCGTTAATAGGTTGTGCTTGACTATCTAAAATAGGTTGTTCTTTTAAAAGACCTTGGTCTTTTTCTATAATAGGCGTTTTACCACTCGTAATATTTTCGTAGTGTCTTGCCGCTTCTTCTATTTTTTCTGGTGTTAGTTTATCTGCCATTTTTAAGTTTTCCTTTAATTGTTGCTATAGTTTCAGGAACACCAAGATGATGAAACCAACCTGTGATAATATATTTATCGTGTTGTGAAACAATCCCTCTATGAGTGTGTGTGAAATCAGTAGGCCATAATAAACTTAGACCTCTTTTTGCTTTTATTTTGACTTCTGGATAATATACAAACTCTGTTCCACCACCATCAGGAACATCATTTAAATATGTCATAAAAACTAATGCTCTTTGGTGTGATTGATGTTGGTCTCTCTCATTGTGCCATCGTTTAAATCCTTGTCCAGGTCCATAGTGTTGTATGTTAAAGCCCTCAGAAATAGTTAGTTCAGGATTAAAGTATTCATACTTATTAGAATATGCTTTTAATCCGTTTATAAGATAATTGGTATAACTTTTGATAAATTTATTATTAGATACAAATTGAATATTAACATCTGTGGATTGTTTAGTATCTTTATCATGTGTTGCTTCGCTGTTGTATTTGTATTCTGTATTATTTTTGTGATAATCAATAAGACCATCAAATAACTCATCATTGTCTATCTGAAAAGGTAATATAAAGTTTTCCATTATTCTGCCATCCTTGTAAAGTTTTTATATTTCTCAAACTTCATTACTCTAGGAAACTTATCTATAAGAGTATCTCCTTTATGAGATATAACAAATATGTTTTCTTTTGCCATAGTGTTATGTAATATTCTCATAAACTCATCTGTGCCTGAGCTGTCTAGTGAACTATCAAATATTTCATCTAGTATAAGTAGATTTGTATTTGTACTATTTTTAAGTTTAGCAATTTCTCTCCATGTAAACAGTATTGCTAAATCTATTCTTAATTTTTCACCCTCACTAAATGAGTGATAATTAAACTCGTCTCTATGTCTTGACTTTATTGTCTCATTAAATTCTTCATCTAAACTAAAATTAACAAAGAAGTCCATATTTGCTAAATTTTTATTAATTAGTTGGTTCATAATTGGCAAGTATTGTTTTATAATTTTTGTTTTAATACCTGTGTCTTGCATAAGGTGTCTAGCCGTATCTATGTAAAGCATTTCATTTTTTTGGTTCAACTTATCTTTTTCTAAATCTGCTATTCTTTCTCTTAACTGATTTAACTCGCCAGTCTGCTCTGCTGTAGATACCTTTTCATCTTGTAAATCTGCTATCTCTTGACCTAATCTAACTGTTTGTTTTTTTATCTCCTCAATAGAAGTTTCGTAACGATTAATTAATAATTCTTTTTCTCTAATTGTTACCATTGTTTTATTAATGGTATCTAGTTTCATTTCACTAGTCTTAATTTCTTTGTCTATTTGACCAAGTGCAATCTCTAACTCTTGTATCTTCTCTGCCTTTTTACTCATCATTGTAGATTTGTATGCCTCGTCAATCGCTTGTTGGCAGACAGGACAGTCGTTATGTGTCTGAAAGAAACCTAAATCTTTTTTGTGTTTGTTGCAAGTGTTCTCTAACTTTGCTTCCATATTATGAAGTTTTTTGTGTTTATCATTTACCTTAGCTTCATCTATTACTAGTTTTTGTAAAACAGCAATATCAACTCTAACTTTTTTAATATCTTCTTCATAGTTTGTTATGTCGGTTATAGATTTATTTAATTCTGCCTTTTTAGAATCTGCTAAATCTTTACTGCGATTGCTAATATCGTCAATATACTTTTTCTTATCATCAATCTTATTATCAACTAATTGGTAACTAAAATCTGTTTGTTTAATTAATTCATCTTGATTCTTTTGTTTTTCTCTAAACAATAAATTCATTTTAGAAAAGATTTCAATGTCTAGTATTTCTTCTACAACTTGTCGTCTATGTCTTGCTCTTAATTGCATAAATGGCACAAACGAAGCATTACCTAATATTACAACCTGTGTAAATGACCGATAGTTTAATTTAAGTATTTGTTGTTCTAGGTGTTTTTGATAATCTCTTTGGGCGGCGTCTTGATTTAACATATCGCCATCGCACCATATCTCAAACTTGTTTGGCTTAATACCTCTTATAATCTTATAATTTTTTTGACCTACTATAAACTCAACTTCAACAATACATTCTTTTTCGTTGATAGAATTAATTAACTGGTCTTTTTTAATATTACGAAATGGTCTTTGAAATAAACCAAAACACAATGCGTCTAACATTGTGGATTTACCTGCACCGTTTTCACCAACAACTAATGTAGTGTTTGCTTTGTCTAAGTCTATTTCTATAAATTGTTGTCCTGTACTTAAAAAGTTTTTATATCTTACTTTTTGAAATAATATCATTCACATACCCTTCTAGTTTATCATAATCATAAAAAATTGAAACCTTTTTATGTCTAAATTTTTGTTCGGCTATATATTCTTTTATACCTGGTCGCCATCCTTCACCAAGTATTGCTAGTATAACTTCATACTCTGGAAACTTGTGTCTAACATTCTCTAACAGATATGGTATTTTTTCATCTGTGGATCCTGCCTTTTCTTGTGATTTAAATTCTATTCTAATTCTTCTATTGTTTAGTATTAACACAAATTCTGTTTTACACATACTACCTGGATAGATACTTTCATAAGGAAAATCTTTGACTAGTATTTTATTATCTTCATCAAAAGAACCTGTACCGCTTTTTAACCATCTACTATGATAGATACTGCCTATATCTTTTGAATTACAAAACAATTCAAATTTTTTCTCATAAGACATACCATCTACTTTGGCCTTTCTTAAACTAGGATTAGATATCATATTTCATTTCCCCAAGCATCCCATCCATCAAATTTTTGTCTAGCAAATAATTCTATTCTAGGTAGGTCGCCACATAACTCAACTATGTCGTGTCTAATTCTATCTGGTTTTCTACTATGTTCTCTGCGTTGGTCTATAACTAATTGTGCCACAGACTTACTAATTCTTTTTGGTTTACCTTTTGTTGCAAGTAAACACATTTCTGGATTACTTCTAGTCCAGTATCCTAAACCTGTAAACATTCCCATATTACTCTTGTTTGATTTTGCCCATGTAAATGCAACTGTTTTATATACAAAGTTCCAAGACTTTATTACTTTAAATGCTTTTTCTAGTAAAGGGTCTGTAACCCACATAAACAAAATACTATTGTCTTTGGATATATCTTTCACAGGTAAATTACAAATATCTTTTATTGTCATACAATCATAATGTTGTGTTGCATTTCTACCATCACCTTTCTTAGAATATGATTTAAAGTTCCAAGGCGGGTCGGCATATATTATATCATATTTTTTATTCGGTAGCAACATCCGTATCTTGTGCCTCAATGTACATTTCTTTAATCATAACTTTTAATTTATCTTTATCTAAATCAACTGGCAACTGGTCAACATAATTATTAACTAGTGTAATAGTATCTTCGGATCCTTCTACCACATCATCACTTACATTCGTATGACTAAGGTCAGAATAATCTTCTATTATTTTTAATTCGTTTACACTTATTTTATTATAAAGCTTATCAAGCAATCTATCAAACATCTGATTGTCTTTTTTGTTGACAACAACTAACTTAACAAATTTTTGATTGTAGTCTGTTATATCAAGTTTATCGTAATCTGTTTTGGTATCATCATACATAAGTTTCTTAAATATTGTATATGGATTTTTTATAAACTCTACTTCTCTTGTTTCGGTATCAAATACATGAAACCCTTTTTGATTGTTATAATCTGACCAAGTCATTTCATATTGACTACCTAGATAAAATACTTGACCATCATCATTCTTGTGGTGAAAGTGACCACTATATGTTTTTTCAAATCGTGATACAATACTCTTGTCGTGGCCATGTGTTTGAACCATAGTGTCCATCATTCTAAATCCGTTCAAATCAAAATGACCCATGCATACATCAGCGTTTGCTGTGTTTAACATTTCCATACAATATGCTTCGTTTTCAGGATTAATCCAAGGCATCATCAAAATATTTAAACCATCAAAATCTACAACTTTTGGATCCTCGTAAATAAATGGCTCATTAACACCATCAGGCGCTGTGCATAATTCTTGAACAGCATTTACTTTGTTTGTGTTTCTATAATAGATATCATGATTACCTATAATGATATGAGTATCAATTTTGTCTTGCCATAATCTATTCATAAACTTGTTTCTAAAGTTATGAGCAATTCTATAATTAATAAACTTTCGTCTATCAACAATATCACCTAAATGAACAAGTGTTTTTATGTTGTGCTCTTTTAGGTAAGGAAAGAATATATTATCATAGAACTTATAAAAGTATTCGTCAAATATATTACTATCGTTACGAGCACCAAAATGGGTGTCGTTTAACAATGCTATTTTCATATTATTTTTTAGTCGGTTCTTCTTTTAAATTCTTTTGTAGATAATCTAACATTTGACTTTGGTATACAGCGTCATCGCCTTTTAATTGATCCATCATGTTTTCTACACCTGCATTAGCAATTAACTTAGATTTTATTTGTATTTGTTTTTTCTCTTTCTGTATTCTTCTAATAAATGCGTAATATATTATTTGTGTAAAATATGCAAATGGATTTTTACTTTTCTCTGGATTAAAATTATCCATATATTGTAAACAATTCTCAATACCATCGCTAATCATGTCGTCTCTAAAAGTATAATTAATAAAGTTTGGTCTATAAGATAAATGATTGGCAATCTTTAAAAAACATTCACCAATATAGTTTGTTACCATTGGTCGTTTTTTACCTTTTTCTTCTGCCGTTTTAACTTTAAGTCTAAACTCAGTCATCGCTTCAAGAAACTTTTTGTTATCAACGTAATGTGGTTTTTCTTTTGCTTTTTTCATAAATTTATTATACTATATTTTGTAGGTAAACACAAGCCTTTATACAACTTTTTTTGGTTTAAATTATTTTTTAATTATTCCTTGATATGTGCTTGACATATTTAGGATTGCGTGTATAATCGACTATGTAGTCGCCAGGGGATGAGCTATAGCTAGTGTATAGTTTTGGTAGTCTCATCATATAAAAGACTTTCTTCTTCTTCCTTTTGTCTCATCTCATCATCTAGCTGTTCAGCAATTTCCATTATCTTATTAATTTCTTTTGTTGAGTATTCCGTTTTAACTTTTGATTGTTGTAATTTTGATAGAATAACATCATAATAATTAGCTAATTCTTTTGCAGCTCTTGACACTACCATTACTTTGTCTTTTGGTATTACAAACATTTTATCCTCTGTAAAAGGTATCCAAGGTGCCAAAGTAGAATCATCTTTTAATCCAAACTCGGTCATTCTTGGTGTTGTAATTAGTTGTAAAGGATTTTGTATTCTTAAAAACTCTTTATCTAAAGAGATACTTCCAACCAATGTACAACCGTCTAATAACTTAACGATTCGATAGTCTGTTAAGTCGTTCGGTGCTTTGTTTATTAATTTATCCATATAACTATTTATCTATTCTTTTAACTCAATATTGTGCATTTCGTAATCAAATTCTTCTTCGGTATAAATGTTTATTCTTTCTTGAAAATGTTTTAATGTAAAGTTTTCTTTTGATTTATAAGTTAAATCATCTGCTATATCATACAAAGTAGCATTAACCTTATTGTCACCTAATCTTAAACCACGACCTATACTTTGTAAATTTCTTATTCTACTCTTTGAAGGACTTGCAAAAATAATATTGTGTAAGTTTTTAATATTAACACCAGTAGAAAATGTACCATAACTTGCAACAATAATAGCATTCTTTTCTTTTTCTACTATGCCTCTAATTGCTTCTCTTTCATCTGCTTCGACACCACCAAAAATATAAAAAACTTTTCGATTTTTACCAGCCTTCTCTTTTATTATTTCATGTAAATTTTTACCATGTTTTTCTACTAGTTGAAATAATACTAAAGTATTACCTTTTAATTTAAGTGCTAAGTTTTTAATAAAATTTTGTCTTGATTTGCTACTTACTAGATAATCTATCTCATCTTGATATTTACCATTTACAACCATCTTACTATTTTCTGCTGTATGTTTTAAGATTAAACAACGAACCACTAAATTAGATAGTTGTTTTTTATCCATAAGTTTTCTTGTAGATGTAACTTTATTTACAGCACCAAATAATCCCTCTAATACTAGTTTGTGAGTTTGAGCACCATCAAGTGTACCAGTAAGACCAATACGATATTTACAATCTTCAAGTTTTGTCATAATCTCTGTAAGTGATTTAGATTTAAATAAGTGTGCTTCATCACCAAATACAACACCAAACTGTTCAAAATATTTTTTCGGCAACTTGTATAAACTTTGCCATGTAGATATTAGTACTTTTTTAGTTGTTTGATTTGAATATCCACTATACAATCTATGACAATTTTTCTTTACATTCCAACCATACGATTCGAAGTCTGAATACATCTGCTCAACCAACGAGGTTGTCGGTACAATCAATAATATTCGATTGTTAGGGTTATCTTTAATTAAGTGAGAATAATATCGTATTAACGAATATATGATGAATGACTTACCTGACGCTGTAGGACTTAGTAGCAACGCCCTATTGAACTTTAAACTATGATATATGGCGTCTATCTGATAGTCTCTTGCCTCAAATTTTTGACCTAGACTATTAGAAAACTTTTTAACTATTTCTTTATCTACACTATTATTAATCTCAACATCTTTGCCTGCAACAATCTGATATCCTCGTTCTTCAGCAAAGGCTCTAATGTAGGGAAATAGTCCAAAGTAAATTTCTTTTGTTTTTTGAGAGTATAATCTTATCTTACCATCCCACATACGATTACGGAATGCTGGCATAAACTTATATCCAGGAACATAAAATGTAAAGAACTCTGATATTTCTCGTTGAATGTTTTGGTCACAATCAACGGTTATATAGACTTCGTTTTTCTTTTCAATGATTAAAGTATCCATGTCATTATGCTATATCTGTTACCACTTATTACTTCTTTAACCTCATGAGGAAACATAAAGTTTGATGGAAAGACAACTGCTGAACCTTTTTTCTTTTCTAAAGATTCACCGCATAACATAAATTCACCACCCTCGTAATCATCATTTAAAAATATTAATGATGTTAAATGAGGATAACCTGTTTTTTGTCCATGACTATGATGAATATTATCTATATGTTCTTTCATAAAACCGCCAGTTTCATAGCAGTTAATTCTAAAGTGTGTGTATTCTTGTATTTTAATTTTATCGTGTATTGATGTATAATCGTTTACGGCTGATTGAAATCCTTGATGTATAGTTTTATAACCAAACATATCAGGCATTATCCAAAACTCTTTCATATCAACTTTAGATGTACCTGTTACATTACTTGTTGTAGAAAAGGTAGAAGTTTTCCACTTTTTAAATGTGTCTTTATTATAATGTGCAACTATATTATCACAAGCAGTTTCTCCTAGTGCTTGAGGATAATAAAAGATATAATCAGAAACTTGCTGATTGGAACTCATGATGTTCACCTACCTGTCCTTTCACTTGCATATTCCAAGCAATACTTATGCGTTTATTATTAGACTTATTTTGTTGAACCCAATGTGGCAACCATGCAGGAAAAAATATTGCTCTATTTGATGTTGAAGCATAACTTAATAAACTAGAATTTAAAGTATTCTTTTCTTTTTTTCTAGGTACTATAACATCAGCTGCAGGTCGTGGGTCATGAAAAACTATACTTGCACCTTTATCAGATTGCAAATAATAAGTGCCACTTAAAAAATTATTTGAATGTGTATGAACAGGATGATGTTCATTATACTTTAATACATTTGCCCACATATCAGTAATAATTAAATCTTCTACATCATAACCTAGTGTATTACAAATATCTTTACCAGTCTTTACAATCAAATCTGAAAAATACTTAAATTCTTTTTTTGTTTGTAAGTTTGCTGATTTTGTTTGCCAATTATCATCATAGTCTCTTTCTGACCATAAATCACTAATATATTTTTTCATATTAAGTACCGTTGATACCTCTGTTGCTGTTATTTGTGGTATAAAATTATCTAATAAGAATATATTAGTTGCGAATATTTTTTGATGTTCCATAAGTCTCCAAGTTTCTTTTTATACTTCTTTTATATAAAACATTCATAATATAATACAATGGATAAATTAAAGGAACACGATAACAATGTTTTCCTCTTACAATTAACATATGCCATATCCAACTTCCTTCAATATGACCAAACCCAACGCAGCCTAAAAAACTTCTAGATTGCTCCACTTGTAAACTTCTTCCACTCTATTGCATTTTTAATTAAAAATGTCCTGTTGTTAATACTTCTTAAAACCTGTTCAAGATAAGTTGTAACTTGTTTTAGATATGCAGCTTTCTGGTCTGCTTTTTGTAATTCTTCATCTGAATCCATATAGATATGTACATCTGCTTTTAATACTTTTAAATCAAATGGTTTTTCTGCATACACCGATGGGTCTGATTTACCTGTATAATATTCCCATTTGTGTCTTTTTAAAAGGTTGTAATCGTATTCAGCCTTCTTTAGTAGTAAAGAAAACTTATTAAAATGTTGTAGGTACTTATTGTGTAATAAAGGTATTTTAATTGATTCAGCGTCTAACTCGGTATCATCAAGTTTAAAATCTTTATCTACTTGTTGTTGTAATTCTTCTAATGTCATAGTCTGTATTATATCACCTTTTGGTAGTTTTGTCAAGGCTTTCAACCAATTCTTTTTGTGCAATATAGGTAAGATTATTGCAATCTTTCCATTCTTCTATCTCACAATCTATTGCTGATGTACCAATAGCATTTGGATTTACCTTGTAAAATTTTGTACTTTTAAACCTATTAAATGTATTCTTATGTTGCAATATCCAGTTAAAAGTCTCATCTGGATTATCAGGTCTAGCATAATCAGCATTTTTATCAGCATAACTATTTGTTCCAGCATAGATATTGTTTATTTTATTATCTAAACTATACAAGTCATGACCAATAATGTAAACTTCTTTTGCACCTAATTCACAAGCAAGATAGATACTTCTTGAACCTGTTGCATAGGCAAAACCATCTACATCTGGTTCTATATCTTTTACTTTATCGGAATGTGATACTCCAGTAATATAAGTTATACCTAAATTGTGTCCTTTTGTAAGTGTAAACACTCCGTCAGCACCATGATATACTACTTGCTCACTATTATTCCAAACTATATCAGTTTTATCTGCCATAGTTTTCATCATTTCTTTTGCAACAAATATTGGCACAGGCGTCCAGTACCCTAGATAACAAGTATGTTTATGTGCATATCCTGAACGATATATCTCATGACCTATTCTTGAGTCTAATGCTACAACAATATCAGGTGTAAAATCACGATAGATTGCATTACACCCTATTACTGTTCCGTGTTTTTTAAAATTGTCTAGATTTAGACCTTTACGAGAATTACCATTACCAAAGCAAAACGCTGTCGTCATTATATATCATCCTATATTATTACTACTATGTAGTAGATATCTGTATTATATCATAATTCATATAATTAAAACTAACCGAAGCACGTAGATAATCAACATCGGTTTGTGTTACATCATAATTTAAACTACCCAAAGATGTGGGATAGACATTTTGAAATCTTATTTCTGTTTTAGCAATATTCTTACTATTTAAAACTGTTAGTATTGCGTCTGAATATATACCACCTTCAGAAAGTGGTGCTGGTGTTTGAACACCAGGCACAGTTGGGCCTGCAGTTGAACCAGGAAATCTATCTGAACCTGCTGTTTGTAAATCAGCAAATTGTTGATGATTACTCGGGAACCCTAAGCCAAGTATCCAATCATGTATCTCTTTATAGTTGTTTAAATTTTCATCAACAAGAAATGACATATCAAGAGCCGCAAAAGTTATTTTATCTCCAGGCAAAGGCATATCATACAATGGAGTATTTTGTTGTGCTGAACCTAGATTGATACCTGGTATGTTAGCACTTTGTACAAAGAACTCTACTGTTGGAAGTTTAGTACACTTGAACCTAAACTGAATAGGACTAGCATAATCACTTTTAGAAGGTTCTCTTTGAATTACATTTGTTGTTGTCATACTACTATTTATAACAGTTTTTAGGGGGTACTATCATATCACCGTGTTCTCTTTTCCGTCTCAGGCGGCGGCTATGACAATCTTTTTTTGAGGGTTTTGATAGAATACAAAAAAAAGGGCGCCGAAGCGCCCTTTTCTAAAACATTTACTTAAAGTAAAATTACATAATGTTTGTAACTTTAACTCGTCTGTAATATAAGTTTTGACTAGCAGCTGCAACAGCACCAGAGTTATCTAGTGCGCCATCAGCGCCAGAATGTGCGAAAGGATTTTGAACCATTCCGTATCTAGTTTTGAATCCAATTTTTGGTTGGAAACTGTCTTGACCAACTGCACGAACCATTTGTAGTGGAACGTATGGGCAATAGAACAGACCAGAGTCGTAAGGTGAAGTTCCTTTGTAACCGATTACATAGTACTGACTAGCAGATATGTTCGCTGCATATGGATCAACATATACTTTGAATTTACCGTTTAGTACACCAGCAAAAGTATTACCTGTGTCATCAACATTTAAGTTAGAGTTTAACGCAGGAGCGTAATCTAAAACACCAGCCATTTGTAAAGCAGAAGCAACATCAGCAGAACAAATAATTATGTTCCCTTTACCTCTTCTTGTTAATTGACCGATAGCGTTA